AGAATAACTGAGTCTTGAGATTGTGCAATTTCAGAAACCATAGCATCGTTTAAAAGCGGGCCATCTGCATTTTTATCTGTCTGCTGATTAACATTGTCCATTATCTTTTGATATATCTCGTCTGCTCCTTTTCCTAATATGTTAGTTTTAGCACCACCGCCTTTTGATGGATGAGGATCTTTAATATTGGGGTCAACTGCAGCAATTGCTAATTGAGCAGACGCTAATTTTTGTTGAGGATCTCCTGGCAAACCAATGTTCGTAGCAAGTATTGTACCATCTGGTGTTATTGCATATTGTCCAGACCATCGATGGTGGCCATCTAAAATAAAATTATCAGATATTGATATAGGTCCAAAACCCTTTTTAGAGGCTATGGCCTTTTTTAAAGCTTTAGCACTTCCCAAAGGAAAAGAAACGGATTGCATCAAATCAATATATCTTTGTGTAGGAACCAAATCGCTTAGAGTTGGGTTTGCTCTGCTAATAGAAATATTGTCATCAGAGCCAGAACCATCAAATTGGGCTTGCGCTTTATGTAGAAATTGTCTAACTTTTGGATCTTGTCCCTCGGGAGAATCCATAAATGCTCTTACAGCTCCGGGGCCTCCTTTATAAGCTTGGACAACCTTAGCAGCAATTTGCTGATCAGTCTGACCAGTTGGAGAGGGTGCGTCTTCCTCTTGTTCGTTTACAAAACCTCTAAAATTCTCAAACAATAATTTCATTTTTTTATCTGATGACCAGTTACTCATTTTCATAATCTCCTAAAATTGAATTTAAGGCCCTGTTAATACGGTCGGCCTTAGTAAAAACCTTATTTTCTTTTGCTTCTTTAATCATAAAAGCATTTGGAGTTGAAGGTTCAGATACGAAATCAAAACAAATTAATTGAAAATCATCTTCAACGATTGTTCGTCCTTGGCTTTCAGAAACAGAGCCAAGACCTCTGGAAGAAATTCCTAATTTAACGCCATCATTTACAAGCTCTTGCAGGATTTTTCCTGATGGCGTATTAAGGACTTGAACTTTTCCCATAACATTTGGGCCTTCCCACCACACGCTGGTTACCATATGGGATGCATTTTTTAAATTAATTACAGAATCATCTGGATGGTCTAGTTCGCCAAGGGCTCTTCTTTCTTTTACAAGTTTGGAATAGTTTTTCATCTCTCTTTCAAGAATCGCTGCTGGGTATTCGCGACCGTTGCCGTTTCTGCAATCTGCTTCCTGTAGTTTGCCAGACAAAATCATACCGCCGTTTGCCACAAATCTTTTTTCATCTTCTGTTAAAAGATCTTGACAGATACCGCCTTCGCATAATTCATAGTATTCTCGTAAAAGTTTCTTTGACATTGTTAACCCTTAAAGCACTGTGGGTGCTTTTCTCTAATAGCCTCGGCCTTAGCATATTCGCCGAAATCAGTGCCATATTGAGTCTCAAATTCTCGACCGGTCAAGACAGCCATACGTTCTTGTTTTAAAACATCGGCGCAATCTACAGAAGGCGCTGCGGATGCTTTTGCAGCTGCTTGTGGCTGCTGCCCATACATGCGAGCCATTGGATCAGCTTCATTTAAAACTGCCTCAAGCTCCTCTTTAATAATATTTCTTAATTCTAATTTTGTAATTTTCATTTTGTTATTCCTTAAAGCGGGCACTACCCGCGCGAGCTAAGAGCCCTTGCAGCAACGACGAACGGGCTGAAGACGCCATTTACTTGTCCAGTGGTTGTCCATTATGCACTCCTATTTGTATTCCATTATCGCAGAACAAAACATTAAAAATGTATGATGTTCCTGAAGATAGCCAACCGCAAATTAAGAAATTTGCAAGACTATAGTCAAATGTAAATAGTTCTGTAAAACCATTTATGCCACACAAAAACACGCCAACCCAAAAGCCCATGCACATTGGGCAATGAAAAAGCTCTCCAAATCCTTTGAGCCAGTCTTTTGGTGGCCTGATTTTATTAAATATTGAGCCGTAAACTATGATTTGTGTTAAACCATAGGCGGCTAAAATAAACCAAATTAATTCCATGTTTCACCATTAGTATGAGTATAATGAGGAAAGACCATAAACATCTCGGACATATCCCGGTTTTAACGATCCCTTCTCGGCTTTTTGTGGTACTTCTCCAAGCTCTGTTGAATCTTTTGAACTTGGATGTACTAAACGATCTCTATCCATTTCTGAGTATGCATCAGTAAAGTCGTAATTAATCTTTTCTTGATCAATAAAATCTGAAATGTTTACTAGTGCCATTTTGAAAGAATCAAACTTTTCACTTTCAAACAACACCGCTTCTAAAGAGCCATAAATATTTCCACCCCTAATAGTGGCCATATCTACAATTCCTTTTTTTCTTAAATGATCAAATAGTCGATTTTGTGCTCCATAGACTTCATCGCTAACTAAATCTTTTGCAAAAGCGATTACTTTCTTTTTTTCAGGCAATATTACAATGTCAATGTTGTTGTGATCAAAAATCATAATGTCGCCATTTAAATTTTTTCTAGCATTTAAATTAAGGATGATGGGTTTGGTTGATTTCTCATCCTCCGAAACCTGAACTTGTTGATCTTGAATTTTAACTACGACTGGCATCGGATTGAATCTCCTTAACTAGATCTTGTATTTTTAACACTTTCATCAACATTTTATCATCAATTTGTTTTTCTTTAAAACTCTCCAACAAATTAAGAACATTTTTGGTTTTTTCAATCATCTCAACATCACTAGAAATATTCTCATTTGTAAATGAATTATTCAACTCATTTTTAAGTCTGTTAATTTCTTCATTCATAAAAAGTTTTAAATCTATGCCATTGTCAACAAATGAAACAATGTATTTATTTAACAACTCCTTCTGTTCTGAAATTAAAGAACCAGAATATTTTTCATTAAATTTGCTAACAAATGTCTTATATACAATGTTGTCAATTGGCTGTAGCACATTTTCATTTAATTTGTCAATACTTGTCATGTCTTCAATAATTTTCTTCTCAAGCAACACTCTTTGCTTTACATTTGTTTTCATTGAAAATATTTGAGAGATAGTGGCAAGATTTTTATAATTTGGAATGAAGTTTGAAAACACGTTTTTTGATAGATCTTTATTTATATCTTTAATTGCTTCTGTTTGCTGATCAAATATATCTTGTTGGTTTAATGAAAAGTAAACTCTTTTAGTTTCATCAAGCAATCTTGAAGCTGTTGTTTCGTCTAAATCTTTTGTTTCTAAAAGCACATTATATAAATCAACCTCTTCCTTTAAAACACTATCATCATTAAAATATTTTTTCATAATGTTGGTAATTTTATTGATCTTTTCTTTTTCGTTAGATACGACAGCCTTTGTCATTTCATTAATTAAAGTTTCATATAAAAATGCAGTGTTTCTTTTTTTATTATGCTTTTTTCTTTTCATCGTTTGACTCCGTATTATCTTTTGTCTCTAGATCGCTAATCAATTTTCGAATTTCATGGTTGATAGAAAACAACCTCTCTTCATGAAGCTGATCATTTATAGAGTAATTAGATTGCTTAGCCTCGTAAATCCTACTAGCTTTACCTAGACCAGCAAATTCTTGTGGCGCCTTACCATAAACACTTCTAGTTGATAACTCTGGGAACGCCGCAGATTTCATATTTTTTTCTCTGCCGCCCTTGTGGTATCTGACAGGCTTGGTCTGCGTCTTGCCTTTCCAACCAGGGCGCGTATATGTCTCTCCAGGCTTAGGATCGCGGTTACCAGGAGCGGCTGGGCTTGGTCCACCTGGGGGCTCTGCTAGTAGCATGGTGTCACCTCCAGCCGGCGGTGTTTCTCCAGCAGGTGGTGTTTCAGCACCGGGAGCTGCAGCATCTCCACCAAGATCACCGCCAACGTCACCGCCAACATCACCACCAAGATCGCCGCCAAGATCTCCACCAAGGTCGCCACCAAGGTCGCCACCTAGATCGCCACCAGCAGCGCCGCCGGTAGCGGCCTCAGCTGCAACGGCCTCAAGTGCTGCGTCATGTTGTTTGTCGTAAAACATTTCGCGTTGATTGCGAAGAAACTCGTCTTCTGACAAGTGTAATAAATTTTGCGCAATCCACCGACGACTAAAGAAACCTTCTGTAGCTCCGGTTGCAATATCAAACTTTGCTTTCCAATGCTCCAAGTCTTGCATTTCTGAAATCTTAGACGGATTGTTTAGAGACAATTTAAAACTTAACAAGTCATCACCACGATAGCCAACTGTATACAAGTGAATAATCGCCATCTTTTCTAACTCTGCAATGACAACTCTTTGCAATCTTTGAATTGTTCTAGCAAAACGAATGTCCTTTTGTGCCAATGTTGTTTTGTCTTCATCTGCACCCTCTCCACGTGACAAATAAGACTGTGGAACTTTCAGTGCGGAAAATAATTTATCTCGAAGATATTTGATATCGTCTATTTCAGTATTGTTTGAGCCGCCACCCAAATTTTCAATTCTAGAATTTTGACCTGCGCGGACTGGAATAAAATAATCTTCTTCAACAGATAATGGGTTGTAACGTAGATCAACTCGGCCTGTATCTGGATCGACAACCTGATTACGTTTCATTTGTGTTACAATCTTCTGCATGTATTGTTCTACATCTTGTGGCGCAATAGCTCCAACATCAATATAAAATACACGTCTTTCAGGAGATCTAATAACACGATACGCCATCATAGCGTCTTCCATAAGAATTAACTGTCTCCAAATTCTTCTAGCCGGCTCAAGCACAGAGCTTCCATAAGGTATATACTTATCATTGCCCAAAACACGAAAATGTCCAATCTGCCAATTTTCAAACGTCATGCCGGCAGAGTTCCATTGATATTGGACGTAATTTGGATTTGTTTTATCTTCGCCCTCTAAACGCTCTATCTCGCTGACCGGCAATGAAATTGCAGACTTGATGCCGAAACTTTCATCAATATCAAGATACAAGAAAAAATCTCCATACTTGCACATCGTCCTACACCAACCAAACAAGTTGGTTTCGATATTAATAACATTGTAAAACAGTGTGTGCAAAACTGTTTTAATCTCTTCGTTTGGACAATGAATTCTTAGAAGCTGAGATAAATCAGATGAGGTTGTCATCTCGTCTGCATAAATATCAAGAGTTGATGCAATCTCAGGAGTATATTCCATTTGATCAAAATCAACGTATCTTTCCATTCTACGTTGATTGGCTATCGCATTTGTTGCAATAACGTTAAGTGGGTCATATTGACTTCTTTTGAATTGTTGGCCGCTAGCAGTTTTAAAAGTGTTAGCGTACTTGTCCAAATGTTTTTTTCTAATTCTTCGACCAGATTGTGTCTTATAATTTATAATTGGTCCAGAGAATAATCTAGTTAGCCTTTTAAAAAGCTCAGATTCTTGGTTTCTAGGGTTTTTATTTTTAGCCATATTTTATCCTTTTAGCAACCAAAGAAACTCTTTGTGTTGTTTGTGTTGTTTGCTTGCTTTGTTTTTTAATGCACTATCATGATTATAATTTTTCATTCCAGGAATTGTTGTATCAAAACTTTTATTTGTGTATATCATTGAACCTAAAAATGCTTTATTGTAATCTAAGTTTCTTTGATTTACTTGCAGCGCTGTATCTCTAATCCAACATGCTATGGCTAAAGCCATTACTAAGTCATCATTATAGCTTCGCATTGCTTGTGGCTTGCCGTTCTGCCAAATAAAAGTTTTCAATTCATTTACCAACCTTGGTGAATATACAGTAATTAGTTTATTTCTTATGAATTCTTCTAATTTTGCTACGATTAGCGGTCTAGTCTTAGAGGAGTTTGTAAAGCCAGCTACAGCACTGTTCATGCCTTCGGCCTGATATTGATCAACGTATTCATGTGTTGACTTAATTGAATGATAAATATTTTCATAATTCATTTCTGAAAGTTTTGATAATACCGTATGTCCAATGCTATTGTTTTCGACAACAAGTAAACAAGTTCCATACTCTTTTCCAACTTGATCAAGCATGTTTGCAAAGACATCTGGAGACAGCTTACCTCGATATTCAGCGACAACTTCCATAGTTTCTAATTTTACTATATGAAAAACAGAATAATCTTTACCATCGCCGCGTGCGACATCGGCAACCAACAAATAAGAATTTTCAGGACTGTATTCTTCCCAAATCCAAAAATTTCTATCAAATCCAGTTTTATGTTTAGGCTCACAAGTCAAAGAAAGCATTCTTTTTAAATCATCTGGATGTATTACGGTATCTCCAGAAGTATTAAAATTACATTCCAACTCTTGTGCAATTTGCCTACGAGACATATTTCTTGTTTCTTTATCAAACCATGTCTGGTCACGATCGGGGTGCACATCCCATGGCAAGCAAGTTGGAAAAAAATCATTATTAGATTGCTCAGATTGAGCGTATGTTTTATGAAACCAGTTTCCAACTCCATTGGGCGTTGACAATGCTATACAGCGACCACCAGTAGATAGGGTAGGATATAGTCCAGTCCAAAGCTCATCCAGACCTTCAATATGTGCGGCCTCATCTAAAACCAATAGCGATAACGCCTCTGAACGACCTGCATCCCCAGACGTGGATGATGCTTTAATTTGTGATCCATTTGTCAATTCAAATGATGTTCTATTGTCTATTTTAATTTCTGCGATTCTTAGCCAATCCGGTAGGTTTTTCATAATATTTTTGACTTTCTTAACTAAGTTACCAGCCGTGCTAAACTTAGTAGCCATAACAAGAATATTCTTGTCTTTATGAAAAAGCATCATCCAAACAATATAACCCGCAGTTATGGTAGAAATACCTAACTGACGGGCTTTTAAAATAATATTAAAACGATAATCGTTAAAATCTTTTAACAATTGAGTTTGAAAATCGTAAGTCTTAAATGCAATACTGCCATGCATAGGATGTGAGATCCTGGCATAATTATTCAAAAAATAAACAGGATCTTTACCGCAAGCTACAATTTCCTTAATGGTTTGTTTTTTGGATAATTGATATGACATGTCATTTTATTTACTCTTTTTTGCGAGTATCATTTGGAGGACGCTTACCGCCATCACCAGTCCAGCCACCTTGTGAAACAAATTTTTGCCAATTAGCTTCAGGTGGTCCGTCCGTGCTTTCTGTTGTGGGGTCTGGTACATCTCCGAGTCCACCAATTTTATAAAACCTATGGGCTATGACGTGAACTCTTACTCTTGAAATGTGCTCGACTAAAACTTTAACTTCCTCTTGTGCTGTTAATGATAAACTATTTTTAGTTATCTTTTTATACTCTTTTTTAAGAAATGTTGCAATCTTATCAA